TCATTCCATTTCCAAGCTATCAATTTTCACCTCCAGTTCCATACTGGTGGTAAACCCACCATCACTGCTCAGGCTGTGCGTCAGCGTGGTGATAATCCAGCTGCTGCCGTCCACCTGTTTTTTGAAGCCGCTGACCTTCACGGGCATTTCCGTGTAAAGATCGGCCCGCCCCCGCGCCAGCTGAATGGAGAATGTTGCTACGCCGCGCTGCAGTCGCTCCCACTGCATTTTAGCCGCCCGCTCTGCATTGCTGCGGTTAGCATAGGTCCGGCTCAGTACCAGCACGTTTTCATCCGTGCCTATCAGGTAATCGCCCTGTTTCGCTTCCGGCTCCTTATTCTTCGCGGTGCTTTTCCGCTTGCGTTTAACTTTTGCGGTTTCCTTTTTGGCCGGTTCGCGGGTGTGCAGCCAGCTGGCAATCACGCCGGTGTAAGCGTCACGGTCCGCCAGGGTAAAGCGGTGACTGTCGCCCGCCGAGCGGGTCAGCGTGACAGCCGGCAGAGCCTTGCCGCTGGCGGTTTTACCCTGTCCCTGCCGGATAAACAGCAGTTTTCCGTTCTTCACGCAGGCCAGCGCCCCGCACTGGCGCGCCAGGCGCATCAGAAAACTGGCATCTGATTCGTTGGTCTGGTCCAGGTGATCGATCGCCATCTTTGCCATATCCTCACCCAGCGCCGGGTCCAGCCTGTGCCTGGCGGCAATCTCTTTCACCATGTCGCCCACGGTGGTTTTGTGCCATGACTTTTCGCGCCGGGTATTGAGCGTTTCGCGAAAGTCGGCGCTGCGGGCGCGCAGTACCAGCTTGTCCGGTGCGCCGGTGTGTTCGATTTCGTCCACGGTGTAAGAACCTTTGGCAATAAGCGGCTCTCCCTGCCAGCCCAGCGCCAGCGTCAGCCGGACGCCCCGGCGCGGCAGCTGCAGCTGGCCGTCCGTATCGTCCAGCTCAATGTCCAGCTGGTCCGCCTCAAATCCCCGGTTATCCGTCAGCGTCAGGCTAATCAGCCGCTTTTCAATGCGCTGCGTGATGTCGGCACCGTCCATCGTCAGGCGAAAGGCGGGCGCGCTGGCCGTGCCGGTTACCCATTGTATTGCGCTCACTGGAACAGCCCTCCCACGGCGGCAGCCGCTTTTCCTGCCGCGCCGGTCGCGGCTTTTTGCATGGTTGCCAGCTGGTCACTCAGGCTGCCGAACATCTCGCCCAGCGACTCGTCCACCCGTTTCAGCGTTATGGTGAACTCAATGCGTCGGCACGCGCCGTTACTGAAGAATTCAGCCCGCGTCTGATTCAGGCTCTCAATCACGAACATGCCAAAGATGGTGCCGCTGCCCTCAATCAGCGGCCACGCCTTGCCCAGTTCCGCCATCTGCTCAAGCGCAAACAGCGACAGGCGGCCGCCGGTAATTTCCGGCAGCAGCTTGCCGGTCAGCGTCAGCGTGTCGGTGTCCGGTCCCAGAAACTGCGCGGACGGCCGCAGGCCCACGCGGCTGTTGGTGGGAAAGCGCCAGCTGCGCTGATACTGCAGCTCCTGATACGGCACCGTTTTCAGCATGAAAACAAACAAACCCAGTGTCATCATCATTCGTCAAATCCTCCCCGGTCACGGTAACTGCTGCGGGCGCGGGCCTGCGCCTGCCGCTCTTTTGCCTCCAGCTGGCGCATCACCTCCGCCACCACGTCCTGTGCGCTCTGCCCTGGCTGCTGCACAATGGTAATCGGGGCGTGAATGGTCACGGCGGGCGCCGGGCTGCTTCCGGCACTGGCTGCTTTTACCGTTGCCCCGGATTTTACCGGCAGGCTCATCGGATGCAGCGGGCGCGCGGTTGCAGGCGTGGCAGCAGCGCCCATTGCCAGCGCCGCCGTGGCGGCCAGCGCAGCAGTCCGGCGGCGACTGGTCACACTGGCCGGGCCGTTCACGATTTCCGGCCCGTTTTCACCCACAACACCGAACTGCCCGGACGGGATAAAACCGCCGCTGTCAAACAGCCCGGCAAAGCCTGTTTTCTTCGGCGCCGCAGGCTTGCCCGCAGGTCCGTTACCGCCTGCGGTATCCGGCTTCATCCAGTCCGGCAGGTAGCTGTTCAGCGACGTCAGCTTACTTTTCAGTGCCTCCCATTTCTGGCTGATACCCGCCATCAGGCCGTCAATCATCTGCGCCCCGGCCTCCTGAAAACGGGCGGGAAGCGCCTGTACGCCTGCCACGATTTCATTCCACTTTGTACTGATGTACGTGGTGATCGCATTCCATGCGCCGCTTACGCCGCCCCGGATGGTGGCCCAGAGCGCAGCGAATTTCGGCCCCAGCGTCTCCCAGTTCTGCCAGATAGCCAGCGCCGCCATCGCAATCAGGCCAACAGTAGCCAGAATCGGGTTTGCCAGCATCAGCCGCCCCAGCCATAAAATGCTGTTGCCCACCATGCCCAGCGCACCCCGGATCAACCCGAACGCGCTGACCGCACGGATACCCAGCACGCTGCAGCTCATCCGCAGCAGGGCCAGCGGGCCAAGAATGGCCGCCGCCGCCAGCGACAGCGCCCCGATGGCCGTCACTGCAATGGCAAACCCGGCGGCCAGCTTGAACAGCGCAGCGGTCAGCTGTGGATGTTGCTGAACAAACTGCCCCAGCGCCGAGGCCAGATTGCCCAGCCAGTCAACCAGGCGTTTCAGGTCAGGGGCCACGGTTTCCCCGATCGCGGACATGGCATTGGTGAATGAGCCGCTGGCGGCGTCCCATTTGTTGCCCAGCGTTTTCAGCGAGGCGTCCACGCGCTCACGCAGCGATGCCTGATTTTCCAGCTTGGCTGCCGTTTCCTTATAACCTGCCAGCCCTTTGGTGATCATGTTGTTCAGCACCTGCAGGGTTTCAGAGTCATCGCCAAACATGTCCTTGAGCGTGCTGAGTTTCTTCTCGGTACTCAGTTTGTTCAGCTGGTCCAGCTGCGCATACATCTTTTCAATCCCGGCAAATTCCCCCTTACCATTGGTAAAATCGAACTTAACGCCGGTGCCCTTCAGATCCGTGTTCACGCCGCTGATATTTTTACTGTCCATCATGGCCTGCAGCACCTTTCGGTAGGCGTTCCCCGCCGAGCCGCCGTCCATACCCTGCTGGTCCGCCATGACCAGCAGCGGCGCAAAGGCTTTTGCCGCATCCAGCCCCTTCATCTTGATGATGTCCATCGCGCTGCCGATTTTGGCGTAGCCCTGCAGCATGTTTTCCGAATCCACCCCGGCGTAGAAGCCTTTCTGGATGATGTCGGTCAGCGCCATCATGTCTTTTTCGGAGGTCTGCGTGGCGTCCTGCAGCTTGGCGGCAAATTCCGCCGCGTCCGTGGGGGCCATCTTCAGCTGCACGCCCAGATAGGCGGTCGCTTCGCCCAGCCCGCCCAGAATGGACTGCGCGGACATGCCCTGACGGCGCAGCATGGTCATCATGTTCTGGAAATCCGCCGTGGTGCCGGGCAGCCTGTCGCCCAGACTGACGGCCAGCCGGTTTATTTTTTCAAACTCCGGCGCGACCTTCGCCCCCGGCCCCATCATGGCGGCGGCCAGCTGCGTGGCGGCGTCCTCCGACTGTGCGTAGGCGCTGACCGGGGCCATCATCGTCATGCCCGCAGCCACACCGGACGCCACCATACCGGCGCCGTTCCCGGCAAGGTTATTGCGCAGTTCCTGCGTTTTCTCCCGGCGCGCCCGGATGGCGTTCAGTTTCTGCTGCCGTTCGCCCAGCTTTTTCAGCGCCGACTGCTGGCGTTCAAGGGCACCGCTGGCGGCTTCCGCGTCGGTTTTCAGGCGGCGCTGTGCGGCGCTCAGCTGTTTTGTATCGATACCGGCGGCGTTCAGCGCCTCACGCTGGTGCTGCACGGACAGGCGCAGCCCGTTATATTTCTGCTGCAGCTCACTGGCGCGGTTTTTGGCCTGCTCCAGCAGCCGGGCCTGCTGCGCCGTGGGGCGGTTGGTGGCGGCAAACTGTGTCGCCAGCGCGGCAGCTTCCTGTCGGGCTGCGGCCAGATTTTTTTCAGTGATGGCAAGCTGTGACCGGGTTTTGCGGAACCCGTCGATTTTTCCGGCCTGCTCGTTCAGGGATTTCAGGGAGGCTTTACTGGCTTTCAGCGCGTCGGCCAGCTCTTTCGAGCCAGCCTGCGCTTTACGGAAAGGACGGGTGATTTTATCCACCGCGTTTAACACCACCTGCAGCCGCAGGTTTGTATCACTCATTGTCACCGGCTCCGCTTCGCAATATCGCTTTATGCCGCCACTCCAGCACCTCGGTAAGCGGCATCACGTCAGTGACGGACGGCGGCCAGTGAAAAATGGTGGCGATGTCCGCCACCAGGTCATCCACCGTCAGGCTGTCGGGAAATCCGACAGCGCCGACTTCGGCAACAAAAAAGTAACCACCTCCACCGACAGCGCCAGCAGGTCGGCGGGGTCCATTTCGGCAATCTCATGCGGCTGCAGCGCGGGCTGGCTGATGCGCGGAATCACCGTCATCATGGCGTTTACATCCATATCCATCAGCGCCTGCAGGCGGGTGCCGCGCAGCGCGCCGGACTGCGGCTTGCGCAGGGTTACGGCGGTGATCTGCTCTTTGCCACGCGTTACCGGCGTGTCCAGCGTGAGGGTTTTCTGCTGCGGCTGCGGTGCGGCGTCGTGTTTAATCTCTGTCATCGTTTTGTATCCTGAAAAATAAGTTATGCAGCGGCAGGGCTTCCCCTGCCGGGGTTATCAGAGGCCAAGAGCGCTTTTGTGTTTTTCCATCAGGTCCGTGCCGCCCACAATTTCAACCATGTTCACCAGGTCAACCTCGTAAACCACCTCGCCGTTAATGGTCAGCTTCGCGTAGCTGTTGGTGCAGCTCACTTTGGTGCTGTTGCTCTCGCCGGTTTTCCACTCGCCGGAATCCAGCTCTTTGTAACGTCCGTGCGTGACCAGCTCCACGGCCTGCACCTCGCCGGTGCTGTCCGTCTGAATGGAGCCGGTGAAACGTAGCTGAATGGCGTCCGCCTTATCAGCCCCCATCTGTTTGAACAGCAACAGCTCCGTGCCGCCAATGGAAAACTCCGTATCCAGCGCGCCGTCATCCAGCCCCATATCAATATCCACCGCGCCCGGCATTCCGCCGCCGCGATACTTTTCAAACTTGCGGGTAAACTTCGGCAGGGTCACGGACTCAACCAGCCCCACCCAGTTATTTCCGGCGTTAAACAGGTTCAGGTGCTTCAGCTTGCGGGGTAATGCCATCTGTTTTTCTCCTTACGCGCTGACCTGGCTGGCAAAATCCACCAGGTACTTGTCTGAAATGCGCTGGCGCAGCATCAGGTTTTCCAGTGGCGGCACCGGCGTGTAGTCATAGTTAATGGTGAGTTTGCCCGCCTTCAGCGAGTCCTTGTCGTTTGCGCTCTCATCCAGCCAGCAGTCCGCGCCGATGAGATAACCCTGGCTGACCAGGCTGCGCAGTTTGGCGCGGATGCTTTCGATAATGTCGCGGGCCAGCGACGGGTTCAGCGCGCCGTCCACCGCCCACATCTGCGCTTCTGCGATGGTGTCCATCAGCACCTGCGCCGTGCGGGTGTAGTTCTCAAAGGCAAACAGCGGATCGTCACTCAGGCAGCGGGACCCCCAGAAGCGGAAGCCGTCCTGACGGATAAGCGTGGTGACGTCATTTTTGTTCAGCAGGCCCGCATCGGTTGCCGGATCCTGCAGGTCCCAGAAGACGTCTGCAGAAATGCCGGTGACGCCGTTCACGCCCACGTTGGAAAGCGTTTTATGCCAGCCGGTCTGCTGGTCAATTTTGGCGCGCAGGCCGAGCGCACGGGCGGTGGCATAAGCCGTGGCGTCCGCGTTCAGCACGGTGTCAAAGTTGATGAAATCCGGCCAGATAAGCATCCCTTCGCGCTGGCTGAAGTTGGCGCGATAGGCGATCGCCTCCTCCACGGTCTTGCAGCCGTAAGCGGACAGGTAGGCAAAGCCGCGCAGGCTCTGCGCCACGCTCAGCAGCTCCGTTGCCACCGCCTGCGTGTCATGACCGGGCACGCCGAGGATGCGCGGCTTAACGCCGCATTTGGCCTGTGCGGTCAGCAGCGCTTTTATGCCGGTGCGTTTGCCGTCAGCGGTCACGCCGCCGATGATGTTGGACGTGGTTTCCGCTTCGGTTTCGCCCTGCGCCACGCGTACGACCACGGTAACGGGTTTGGCCTGGTCACCGATCGCATCAAGCGAACGCGCCAGCGTGCCGGACTCCCCGGCTTTGCCGCTGGCGGTCAGCACGTCGGTGAGTAAAACGGGGGTATTCAGCGGGAAGGTTGCCGCGTCGGCATCGTCTGCGGTACAGACCATGCCCACAATCGCGGTGCTTACCGTTGAAATGGTGCGGGTGCCTTCGTTAATTTCCGTAACGCGCACGCCGTGATGATAATCGTCTGCCATGTAGCAAATCTCCGGTTAAGGGGTTTTGCTATGGTGTTACGTGACGCGGATGGATTCACGCGCTGGCCATTGTATGACGTCTGACACAATAGTCGGCGCGCTTTTTTCAGTTTGCAGGCTAAGCGATAATAAAAAAAACGGTTCAACGAATGGCTGGATTATCTGGACGCGGTGAGCGTAATTGAGACGTCCACCGCGCCGGATATTAGCTGACCTGTTCTCCCGGAGGTGTAGGCCATTCAGGTGCTGCTGTATCCACGCGCATCAGCAGCACCCGGTATTTTTTCCATTCGGCCAGATTTGCAATCTCTTCTTCTGTCGCTATACCCGTATCCACAGCGTCGTGGCGCCATGCGATTTCAGCATCCGCTGCCGCACGGAGTTGGTTTCTCATCGCCTCCGCGTTGCTTTTTTTTTCCTCAGGGGTCGGCGGAGGAATATCGCCCCATACAGGGTAGCCATCTGTGCCGGAAATTCTCTGTTTACCTTCTTTCGGCATACCCGAAAATTCATTGAAGATTCTGTCATTTACTTCAATTAAATCATCAGGCAGCGTCCCGGCTGAAATGTAATCATTTTTCAACGCAACCGGATAAAACGCGTTGTTCGATGGGCTAAACCAATAATTCACAGTATCGTCCTCTTTCCATTATTAATAACCCAGGGCGAATACAAACCCCTGTAATTCCGTAGTGGCGGCGGTGGCCGATGATGTAGCCAATCCCCCCAAGCGAACCGTTACGGCACTTTTACTGGGGGGATTCACCGTGGCTGTTTCTATCAGTGTGTTACCTGAATCCATCGGTGAAGCGCTCGCCATGAATGGCGCATTAGGAAAAGATATTGGAAAATTAAACTGAATTACCCCGTCATATCCTTTACCGCCGGACGCAGTGGACAAAGTCGCAATGGCGGTGACTCTCCCCCATTGCAGGATTACTGAAACGTCACCGGTTAACGGAATTTTTAACCAGCCATTTGTGGACAAAGACCCAGTAGCGGCTTCGAGTTTTGCAGCTTCGCCCAAACCAAGGTTTTTAAGAAACGCCGCCACGTCGGCAATATCGCTGCCGTTCTTCGCAATATCCATTTTCCCGGCCAGCTTGTTCAGCACCGTGGCGGAGAAGTTCGGGTCATTGCCCAGCGCGTCGGCCAGTTCTTTCAGCGTGTCCAGCGTGGCGGGTGCGCTGCCTGCCAGCGCTGCCAGTGCCGCCTGCACAAACGCTGTGTTTGCCAGCTGCGTGGAATTGTTGCCCGCTGCAGGCGTCGGGGCTTTTGGCGTACCGGTAAAGGTCGGGCTGACCTTTGGCGCATACTGCGAATGCGGATCGGCGGCAGCAAGATGTTTCGCCATCAGGCTGTCAGCGTAGGCCCGCACCTCGATCGCTTTGTCATCCACATACTTCCGTGTTGCCAGTACCACGGACGGGTCAATCTTCAGCGTGATGGCATCGGTGCTGTTTACAATCAGGATCATGCGCACGGTCTGTGTGCGGCCGCTTCCCTCCTGCAGCGCGGGCTTGTAGGTTTCCGGCGTGTTACAGACCGCAATCAGCGTCCCCTCTGCATCGAACAGCCCCATTTCCCGAATCCAGAAGCCGCCTTCTGTTTCCGGGATAATCTGTTCGGCAATAATCTGGCTGGCATTGGCCGCGTCCACGCTCAGGGAGTTAATCGCAGCGCGGCGCACTTCGTTAACCAGCCCGGTCTGGCTGGCGTCCGGCGTGGGCAATGAGCCGCCGCCGTCACCTACGGCCATCTGGGTAATGTTCAGCTTTGTGCCCAGCGCGGCGGCGTTGGCAATCTTTGCGGCGCCGAGGTTGGTCACGATTGCATAATATTTTTGTGTCATGGTCCCACTTCCATCAGGTCAATAACATGGATCGCCGCGCCGCCATAAAGCGGTCCGCTGACGGTAATCAGTTCAGGTGTGTACGGGTAAACGGTGAGATCGTCACCGTCATAACTGCCTGCAGCCATAACGGTTTCGCCGCTCACCTGCAGGTTGATAGACATGCCCAGCAGGTGACGGCTGCACGGGCGGGCATCGCTTATCAGGCGCTCCAGCTCCTGATAGGTTTCCTCCGTAATGCCCTGGTCCTGCACGCCAATATCCAGCCGGAAGGTGCCGGGCGCCTCGCCGTTCTGCCACCATTCAATAACGCGGATAAGAAAGCCGAACGGCTCAACCACACGGCGCACCGCGCTGATGGTTCCCTTGTGCTGATGGATGTAAAACGCATCCTGTACCACCTTGCGCTTGACGCTCTCCGCCCAGCTCTCATCCCAGCGGTCTACCGAAAATGCCCAGGCGAGGTACGGCAAAAACTTTACCGGGCAGGTGGCCGGGTTCCACAGTTCACGCAGCGGCACCTTCAGCCCGGCCAGGTCGCTGCAGGCTTCTGCCAGCCTGCGCTCAGTGGCAGATGAACCCGGCGGCAGCAGGCTGTTGTTCAGACTCATACCGCTCCCCCCGCAGCGTCACCCGCCACCGTTATCAGCGTGCCGGTGCAGTAACCTGCCTGCGTGCGGTCCATGATGATGTCGCGGGCCGGTTCGACCATTTCAACCCAGTCCACGCCAGCCACGCGCAGCACTGCCCCGTAAGAGTCCTGGCGCACGCTGCGCCCCAGCTTCGCCTGCTCTTTCAGGTAGGCGGCCAGCGCCGCGTTAGCAGCATCCAGACAGGGACCGGCCACCACGCCGTCATAAAGATGCAGCCTGGCTTCCACGCTGTAGGGGAATATTTCAGCGCCCTGCACCGTCACGCGGTCCGCCACCGGACGCACGCTTTCGTCATTCAGCGCGCTGTCCACGACAGTCAGCAGGTCAGCCGGTGCCGTGCCGTCCCCTTCCCGGCTCAGTACGGTAATTAACACCTCCGCCGGGGCCGGGCTGGTTGCCGATACGTCCGCCACACGCCCGTCCGCACTCTTGGCGTAAAACTCATAGGCCGCTTTCGGTCCGGCCACGCTCAGCCCTTCAAAGGCATCCGGCACGCGCAGGCGCAGGTCATCATCCGTTTCCATCTCCGCTTCAACCGGCGGGATAGCCTCCGGGTCCGCCGGGGTAATGGTCAGGCGCTTCAGGTTGTAATTCGCTGCCAGCTGGTCCAGATCGCTGCCGAGCGCATAGGCCACCATCACCGCCTGCGCGGCTTCGTTGATGCGCTGGCGCAGCAGGATTTCCCGGTAGGCATTTTCCTGCAGTAGCTTAACCACCGGCTCAGACTCCAGCGCCAGCGTACGGCGCACCGCTTCCTGCTCATCGGCCGGATGCAGCGCGATAAACGCCGCCTTGCGTTCCGCCAGCAGCGCCTCAAAGTCCGGCACCTCCACCACTTCCGGCGCGGGCAGCTGTGAAAGGTCAATTACCGCCACTGTTTCCTCCCGTTGAGACGTTCATGGCCAGCGGCGAACCGTCCGCACGCTGCCCGGTTAACTCCACCTGCAGGGAGCCGTCATAGTTGCGGCTGACCTGCAGGGCATTGAGCCTGATACGCGGTTCCCAGCGGCTCAGCGCGGCGTAGATGGCGGCCATCAGCTGCAGGTTCAGCGCATCGTTCTGCGGCTGGTCCATCAGGGCAAACAGCATCGATCCATATTCACGCCGGGCGATACGGCTGCCCTGCGGGGTCACCAGAATGTCGCGGACCGACTGGCGGATATGGTCGGTGTCCGTCAGCGCCCTGCCGGTCTGCTGGTTCATGCCGCGATACATTGTCATTTCGGCCCGTCCGTTCTGCTGCTGCCACGTTCAACGCCGCCGTGATCATGATCGTCCACAATGACGCCGTTAGAACTCATGGCGCCGCCGCTCTGCGTCACGCCGCCGTTAATGGTCATTTCCGCGTTGATTTCCGCCTGGTCAGCGTTAAGCGCAAAGCGCTTCGTGTTCAGCTCCATATTTTCGGCACCCTCTATCACCACGTTCTGCACGCCCTTAATCAGCCAGCGATGCCTGGCCGGGTCATATTCAAACCAGCCGCCGTCCGGGTATTCGGTCACGCTGCCTGCCTCTGAATCGGATGGCGGCGGGAAGGTATCGGAGTAAATGGCGGGCAGCGCAAAGGCGGTTTCCAGATGGCCGCCGAGGCTCAGCAGCACAACCTGCTCCCCCACGGTGGGTGCCCACCATGTGCGGGTGTTACCGGCGCGCAGGGTCAGCCAGCTAATCCAGTTGGTTTCAAGGTCTCCCGTTTTCACCCGGCACAGCCATTTGTCCCGGTCCACGTCCGAGACAATGCCGGTGCGGATCAGGTTGGTGATAAGGCGCATGAGTTCGGTGAGTTGTGCATTCATAAAGGAAGATTGCCATTAACAAAAAAAGAGAGGCACCAGGCAGCGTTGTAAGGGGCATGGCACAAAAACTTATTCACTCAGCCAGCGCAGCAATGCTTCCTGCACTGTGGTTTCCACCTCACCGTTTATGCCCAGCAGCGGGCGCGCTGCGTATTTCACTTCAGGACCGCCCCGGCTCACCCGATCGCGCAGTCCGTAGTGATGCACACGGGCAATACGCTGCACCTGCCCGGTAAACCGGACCTCTGCCTGGCTGGCGTTAGCCTGCGCTTTGAGGTATTTCACCGTTTTCAGCTTCGTGAACATCCTGCGCTTAACCCGTCCCTGTTTCGTCCGGGCGGTCATGCGGCGCGGCTCCCATGCCGTTCCGTCCGGTGCCCTTTGTGCGGTGATGTTCTGCTGCTGAATGTGCCGGACATCCCGCGCCACCTCACGCAGCATCCTGGTGCGCGCTGCCGGTTCCAGGTTTGCCAGCAGCGCGGCCAGCCAGTCGTCAATCTTTTGCAGTTCATCCATCAGCGGCCCGTCCAGTATTCTTCCGGCTCGTCCGGCTCCGGCACGGCTTCAACCTGCATCTGCCCGTTGACCTCCCGCGCCAGCACCCGCTCCGTCAGCTTCAGGTTCAGACTAAGGTCACAGGCACCGTTGCCCAGAATATCCACCTCAAAGGTAAACAGCTTTTCCCGCTCGTCAGGGCTCTGCAGCGCATCAGGCTGATTGTCCCGCAGCCAGTAGAGGATGGGCGCCATCAGCAGGTTCTGGTCACCGGTGAAATCCGTCACCACCACATTCAGGGTGTAGCGGTACTCCCAAGAGATGGACGCGGCAGCGGTGGCGACCAGCGAACCGTTATCCACAAACAGGTGCAGCCGGTCCGGGTTTTCCCGCACGTAGGGCACCGACTTATTCAGGGCGTGGCGTAAGGACTGCGGTTTGTTCATCGTCTTTTTCCTGACAGTTCACTATGGTGTCCACCTTGTCCGCGCAGTTCGCCCAGGCGGCTTCTGTCTCATCCAGCAGGCGCATCAAATCACCATTACTGCGCGGGGCGGCTTCCGGCAGGTGGCAGCGCGTTATTCTGGGACAGCCAGTCACGGTAAGACTGACCTCCGGTGATGGCCGGTCGCTGGCGCAGCCGGACAGTAACAGCAGGCAAAGGGGCAGCAGCCCAGCGGCGATACGCTTCATTTTCACGGGTCAGGTCCTCAATATGGCGCTGGCGCGTCTGCAGCAGCGCACGGGTTTCTTCTCCTGCCGCATAAAGCCGGGTCTGCTCCCGGCTGTTGGTCTGCGTCAGGATATTCAGGGCAATCAGCTGGCTGTTTTTCTGGTTCAGTTTTTTGTCTTTCGCCGTCAGCACCTCCTGCTGTGCGCCGATTGTCTGGTAAGCGCTGTGCAGCCGCCACGACTGCAGACACACCAGGCCCATCAGCAGCAGGATGCATCCCACAATAGTGGCAATCCTCATGGGGTCACTCCCTTCAGGCACCAGGCCACTTCCCGCCCGCGTCGGTTATCCAGCCCCTGATTAAACACGCCGTTCACGTAAACCCAGCGCGGCAGCTGACGGCAGGCATCCGCCCAGCGGCGCTGGTTCAGCAGCTTCACCAGCGTGGAGCCGCAGGCGTTACCGGTGCCCACATTGAACGCAAACGACACCACTGCGTCATAGACGTGCTGCGGCAGCTGCGTGACGATGCACCGGCCCAGCGCCGCCTCCGTGCGTAGCACGTTGGTAATCAGACTTTCCGCCGCCTGCCGCTCCGTGATGGCTTTGCCCGGCACCACGCCGTGGGTGTTGCCGATCCCGTCCGTCCATTTTCCGGCGCTGCACTGGTACGGCTGCAGCCTGCAGCCCTCAAAATCGGCAATCAGCTTCAGCCCCTCCACCGAGGTGTGCAGCTGCTGAAAGCCCGGCAGCGTGGCGGCAATCGCCAGCACCAGGCCCACCGTACAGCGCCTAACGGTTTGCAGATTCATAGTCACCCCGGCTGATGCGGCCACTTTCCAGCAGCTGATAGGTTTTGCGCTTGTAATGCCAGTTGATAAGCGTCATCAGCACGCCCAGCGCCAGCCCCACATACGTGGAAATATCTTTCAGCGACATCTCACCCAGCCAGGCCATCGCCACCGCGATGCACCAGGTGATAAACGCGCTGATGCGTTCTGTTGTCATGGTTTCAGTCCCAAAGCTGTACGGTCTGCGCAGTGGCTGCAGGCGTAACGTCCGGCAGCTCCACCTCCAGCCCGTGGGGTAAAAAGGGGCCGTGTAAAGCCAGCCCCGGATTCGCCTGCAGCACCTGCTCCGTCAGCCCCTGCGTGCGCCCGTAGTGACGCCAGCAAAGCGCATCCACCGTGTCATACTGCTGCGCACGCACTTTCATCAGATAAGCTCCACGATGCTGTGCGGCCGGTCCTGCACGCGGCTGATGGCCCAGCGTGCATCCCGCCACAGATCGCCCGTGGCATCCTCCAGCGCCTCCCCGCGCTTCACGCCTGCCGCCGTGGCGTCATAGTCCTGATAACGCTCGTTCAGCACCGCCCGCGTCCAGCACCACACCGCGTTTCGGTAGTGGTGAATGCGCTGGCTTTGCCCGGCCAGCTTTTCTGCCGGTACGTCTGCCAGTGCCGCATAGCCCAGCTGCTGCTGACGGGCGCGGTAGTCGTACAGCTCCGCGTTCACTTCAGAAATGGCGGTCAGTACCACCTGACGCAGACGGGGCGCGGTCACGGTGCCGTCCGTTCGCATGGCGCTGCGAAAATCCGCCAGATTAAGGTCCGGCCAGAAAGGCGTGTTTTCGATAATTTCCGGCGTGTCCGGTGCCTGCTCCGGCGCTACAAAGTTCATTGCCGTGGTTCTCCTGAATTAGTTGGGCGGTGGACGGGGTTTTGATAAGGCCATGCCTGTCGCCACCCCGTGCCGCCCCGCGCGTGGGCACGTCCGGTTATCAGCTGGCGTTGCGCAGTCGGCGCTCCAGCTGTTCAATGTCTTTTTTCACTCCGCAGCGCTCGTCCAGCTGCAGGGCGGTTTTTAAGTGGTTAAGGGCAGTGGCGGGATCGCGTTCACGCAGCAGCCAGCCCAGCGACTTGTGCAGGCGGGCGCGGGACTGGTCCGGCATATCCAGCGTTCCCACGGCATCCAGCGTCTGCAGCAGCAGCCCGGCATCAAACGGAGTGTCAGACAGCAGCGCCGCCTTTGCCGCGTCGGCCATTTCCTCTGCCAGCAGCGTCTGCACGTTGCGGTTAAAGCCCTGCGGCATCACCCAGCCGTGCCTCAGCGCGTGGCGGCCAATCAGCAGCGCCCCGGCATAGTCCCCGGCATCGATGCGCCAGAGCATCACGTACATCAGCACGTCATCCTGCTGCGCGCCATTGGCGGCCAGCACGCCGTCCACCCAGTGGGCGTATTTGGGCAGCACTTCCTGCTTGATTTCGGCTTTCTTGACTGTGGACTGGACGCCCTTGAGGCGGCGGCGGTCCTCACCCAGCTGCATCAGCATCAGGTCATAGCCCTTTGCATGGCGAACGCTGCCGCCCTGACGGGCGGCCTGTTCGGCCTGAATGCGCAGGCGGTGCTGCCGTGCGGGACTCAGGCTCATGCGTTACGCTCCGGTATCAGCGGGCGCGCTGAAGTCGCCGAGGGTGATGTTTTCAACCAGGGCCGCACAGCGGTAGTCCTCCACCACGTACGCTTCGTTAACCGACTCAAAGTTTTCAATGCGATCGCGCTTCGGATTATCGATAACCGAGCGGCGGCGGGTCTCCTCCTGCCAGTAAATCGACAGGTTATCCAGGCGGGTAATCAGCACTGCATTCGCCGGAAAATACGGTGCGCGTACTGCCTGCAGGCCGCCCATGCGTTTCTGGCTGATAATCAGGTCGGCGGCCAGCTTCTCCGTGTTGGCCTGGTCGCTGTTAACCAGCGGGAAATATTTATCGGACAACAGCTCACGCCCGCAGACCACAACCAGCTCGTCGTCGTCCTGAAAAATCGGGTCAATCAGCTCGTTCACCGCATCCATCACCAGCGCGTCCAGGTTGGCATAGGTGCCGCCTTTGCCCACCTTCACCGGGTCCGCCGTGGTTACGCCGTCTTTGGTTACGCTGCCCATCACGTTGTCCGGCGCATCCTCGCGGACTTTCTGCAGCCAGCCCTTGTTAACGTCCTGCAGCAGCGGGTTTTCAGCACGGTTGGACGTTTTGGCGCGCTTCACGCCGTTAAAGCCGATCATGATGCGGTCCAGCGCCTGACGCTTCACGATGGCGTCACGGATGCGCACCTGGAAGTCCTGAAACTTGGCCCACAGGTCCAGCTTCGCGTAGGTCAGCGCCGTGTCAAAGTTGGTCTGCTCGCATTTGTATTCCACGTCCGCCATCAGCGTCGGGTCGGTTGGCTCGCGCTCTTTGCTGGTCGTGTCCGTGGTGCCTGCAATGGTGCTGCCCACGCCGAGGCCCAGCAGCTGGCCGGACTGTTCTGCCACGCCCATCACGTTAATCAGGGTCAGAAACGCGGTGGACTGCTGGATCTGGTCTTCCAGCGTCTGCGCCACGGACGGCTCCACGCTGAACTTGCTGGACAGGTCGGTCACCTCCACGCCGTTCAGGCGGGCCAGCTGCGTCAGGTAGGCGTTAAAGGCAAAGCGGGTATTCTTTTTCATTGGGTCTGTTGCTCCATCAGCAATTGGTCAGGGTGCCTGCCGGTGCGTCGCCGCCCGGTGCGCGCTGGCGATAGTCGTTGCGGCTGTCCTGGCGGGTCAGCTGTTCCTGCAACGCATCAAACGCGGCTTTGTATTCATTCAGTTCGGCTTCCAGCTCGCCGGTGCGCGCTGCCTGCTCCTGCAGGGCGGCATCGGTGCGGGCGCTGAAGTCCTGGTGTTCGGTGGCGATCAGCTCCACCGCCTGATGCACGTCCGAAAAGCGGGCATCGTCGGACTGCTGCTTTTTACGGAACAGCGCGGTGACGCTGGCAAACAGGCCCGGCCTGTCGTCCGGCACCTCTTCCAGCTCGATGGCGGTTTCAACGGCGGCAGTAAACAGGTTGTCCGGGTGTTTTTTACGGTTCGCCAGCGGGTTCTGCGCGGCGCTGGCGCTGAAGGCCAGCATTTCGGTGCCGAGGCTCGCCGGGTCGTCGGTCACCGCCAGGCCAATCAGGTAGGCTTTGCCGGTGTCGGCAAACTTCGGCGCGACTTCCATCGAGGTAAACAGCTTTTGCATTTTCCCGGTCATGGCGATCAGGTCTTCAGTCGGGGAAATGGTGGCAAACAGCCCCAGCTTGCCGTCCAGCAGACCGCCCTGAATTTCTTCCGTGTCCAGCGCATCCACCACGCCAAAGCGGCGGAACGGGCTGTCAGGCGTGTAGCCCTTGATATGTTCCATGTTGATCACGGCGGTGTAGACCTTCGGGTCATAGTTCGCCGCCATCTCTTCCAGCCAGTCGCGCTGGATTTCGCGTCCGTCCGTGGTGGCACCTTCCACTCCGATCCGGAAACGCTTTGCTTTCACTGCCATAGGTCAGGCTCCGTTGAGGAAAAACTCGTGAGGCCCTATGTTTGCGGCGGAAGGGGGTCTGAAACAACGCGGGAACATTGTGTGAAAAACCACACAAAGCACGGCGGCAGAAAAGCGGACGGCGGGGCCGTATTTTGTGCCCATGACTACGATGATGACGCCCGACGACCTCGATCCCCGCAGGCAGGCCATGCTCCTGTACTTTCAGGGATACCGTATCGCCCGCATTGCTGAAATGCTGGGAGAGAAGCCTGCGACCGTTCACAGCTGGAAGAAGCGCGACAAGTGGGGCGACTATGGCCCGCTTGACCAGATGCAGCTCACCACGGCTGCGCGTTACTGCCAGCTCATCATGAAGGAGCAGAAAGAAGGGAAAGACTTCAAGGAAATTGACCTGCTGGCGCGCCAGTCCGAGCGCCACGCCCGCATAGGCAAATTCAGCAACGGCGGAAACGAGGCGGACCTGAACCCGAAGGTGGCGAACCGCAACAGCGGACCGCGTAAACCGCCGGAGAAAAATGTGTTTTCAGACGAACAGATTGAAAAGCTGCAGGAGATTTTTCACGGCTCGATGTTCGGCTATCAGCGCCAGTGGTGGGAGGCTGGCAATAAACACCGTATCCGCAACGTGCTGAAGTCGCGCCAGATTGGCGCCACCTTCTACTTTGCCCGCGAAGCGCTGATGGATGCGCTGACTACCGGGCGTAACCAGATTTTCCTGTCGGCCAGTAAGGCGCAGGCGCACGTCTTTAAGCAGTACATCATTGAGTTTGCCAAAGAAGTGGACGTGGAACTGAAAGGCGACCCAATGACGCTCAGCAACGGCGCGTGCCTGTACTTTCTGGGCACCAACGCCCGCACCGCGCAGAGCTACCACGGCAACCTGTATCTGGATGAATATTTCTGGATACCGAAATTTCAGGAACTGCGCAAGGTGGCGTCCGGCATGGCGCTGCACAAGAAATGGCGACAGACCTACTTTTCCACGCCGTCCAGCCTGACCCACAGCGCCTATCCGTTCTGGTCCGGCGCCCTGTTTAACCGGGGCCGTGCCAAAGCCGATCGCGTGGACATCGACCTGACGCACCCGAGCCTGTCGCCGGGCCGCCTCTGCGATGACGGCCAGTTCCGCCAGATTGTCACCGTGGAGGACGCGGTGCGCGGCGGCTGTAACCTGTTTGACCTGGACCAGCTGCGCCTGGAGTACAGTCCGCCGGAATACCAGAACCTGCTGATGTGTGAGTTTGTGGACGACCTGGCCTCCGTGTTCCCGCTCACGCTGCTGCAGGCGTGCATGGTGGACAGCTGGGAGGTCTGGACCGATTTTGAGGCGCTGGCCCTGCGCCCGTTCGGCTTCCGGGAAGTCTGGATAGGCTACGACCCGGCTAAAGGCACGCAGAACGGCGACAGTGCCGGGTGCGTGGTGATCGCCCCGCCTGCCGTGCCGGGCGGCAAGTTCCGCATTCTGGAGCGCCATCAGTGGCGCGGCATGGACTTCCGCGCCCAGGCGGAGGCCATCAGAAAGCTGACGCAGCAGTACAACGTGACCTATATCGGCATCGACTCCACCGGCGTCGGTCTGGGCGTGTATGAAAACGTGAAGATGTTTTTCCCGGCGGTGAAGGAGTTTGTCTACAACCCGAACGTGAAAAACGCCCTGGTGCTGAAAGCGTACGACATTATCAGCCATCAGCGCCTGGAGTTTGACGCCGGGCACCTTGACATCGCGCAGTCATTCATGGCGATCCGCAAAGCCGTCACGGCCAGCGGCAATCGCCCCACCTATGAAGCCAGCCGCAGCGAGGAAGCCAGCCACGCGGACCTTGCCTGGGCGACCATGCATGCACTGGCAAACGAACCCCTGCAGGGCGAAGCGGCCCATACCCGCAACATTATGGAGATTTACTGATGAGCAAACGAAAAAGCCGCGCCCGCACGCAGCCGGTCAGCCAGCCGGAAAAAATGACCGGCGCACCGGCGGCGGAAGCGTTCACCTTTGGTGACCCGGTGCCGGTTCTCGATCGCCGTGAACTGCTGGACTACGTGGAATGCGTGGTGATGGACCGCTGGTATGAACCGCCGGTGAGTTTTGACGGGCTGGCGCGCACCTACCGCGCCGCCGTACATCACAGCTCACCGATTGCCGTTAAGCGTGACATTCTCAGCAGTACCTATATCCCGCATCCGCTGCTCAGTCAGCAGGCTTTTACGCGCTTTGTGCAGGATTATCTGGTGTTTGGTAATGCCTATCTGGAGAAGCGTACCAACCGCCTGGGCGGTATTCTCTCGCTGGAGCCGGCGCTGGCAAAATATACCCGGCGTGGCACCGATTTAGACACCTACTGGTTTGTGCAGTACGGCCTGACCACGCAGCCCTACCAGTTCACGCCGGGCAACATATTTCATCTGCTGGAGCCTGACATTAATCAGGAGATTTACGGGCTTCCCGGCTACCTGTCAGCCATCCCGTCTACGCTGCTGAATGAGTCGGCCACGCTGTTCCGCCGGAAGTATTACCTTAACGGCAGCCATGCAGGCTTCATCATGTACGTAACCGATCCGGCGCAGAGCCAGGAGGACGTGGACAGTATGCGCAAGGCGATGCGAAGCGCGAAAGGACCGGGCAACTTCCGTAACCTGTTTATGTATTCGCCGAGCGGGAAAAAGGACGGGATTCAGATTATCCCGCTGTCAGAAGTCGCGGCAAAGGATGAGTTTCTGAATATCAAGAACGTGTCGCGGGATGACATGATGGCCGCGCACCGCGTACCGCCGCAGATGATGGGGATTATCCCGAACAACACCGGCGGATTTGGCGACGTGGAGAAGGCCAGTCGCGTATTTGTGCGTAACGAACTTATCCCTCTGCAGAAACGCCTGGAGGAATTGAACAGCTGGCTGGGTGAAGAAGTGATCCGTTTCGAAGCTTATACACTCGACAGTACAGAATGACGTAAGAAAAGGGAGCTCAATATGATATGAGCGCCCTTTTACCGTTATATGTGATGATTTTTAGCAGGCGGCGTAAGCACCATCAAATCCAGCAGACTGAGCCTTCTTTGATGCAACTTCATTGCTACGGCGTTGAATAACCTTAGCAATGCTTTTCAAAATAGCAGGTGAAGCGTTCCGGACTTTAACTTGGCTCAAGACTTTAGTTATGCCGAATTTCACAACCAACACACCAAAAATTTCATCAGAGTAAGATTCAGATACAGAGAAAACACCACTCAAATCTAAATCGATAAAGTTACCTTCACGAAGAAGAACCTCAATCTTGTGCCGTTGGGGAATAGCCTGATTGCGCGAAGCCAGGTCACCCTCGGGTAACTTGTATGCAATTTTATTCATTACTCTCCTCCTAACGACCTCATGATTTCCATAAGCTGAGGGTCATTATCATTATCATCGTTATCTTTATCGGCAGCCAGTTCATGAATCTTAAAGCGACATGAGATTGCCACTCCCGGCCACACACTGCGTAACTCAGTGTAGTTCACTTCGTCACCACTTGCTTCCAAGCATACATTTCCTGTAGCCAGTTGCAATTCCCCATTATAAGTTTTCACCAATTTCATCAAATGGTGCAGCCCAAGCCCTTGATGATTGTTGTCTTTTTCTTTTATTGAAACACCTTTGCCGAACACATTGCCACCCATAAAATCTCGAGGAAGCTGTTGCGCCCAGTCATCCTGAAAATCTGCATGTTTTGATGAATGCCCTTCCTGAATGCACCATGCTATAGCATCCTTATGTGTTTCGATACCGGGTATTGATGCACGACGAAGCTCTCTCAGAAAACCATAGCCGCAATCAGCTAAAGCAAACTCAAGGTAGTGTTCTCTCTTTTGCGTGTAAGGAACAGCTGATTTCTGAGCGAACGAAAATCCAGTCGATTTCCCATGAGACCAAACGTTATCGTGAAGCTCACCTATCACATGCGTTAAGTCGGTTAGCCCCTTTGGATACTCACCCGGCTTACGGTCTGGAAAGGTAAGTTGTCTTACACAACTATTGATACTACCTGTAGCAATATCTACGGCTTCAACATTAGTCAAAGCAGTAACTAAACTGTAGTTTAAACCGACATTGACACGTTCCTGTTGATATTGATCCTTTCCCCATAATGCACCGTGCAAATTTATAGCACGCATGTAATCAGGACTGGAAAGCTGACAGTTTTCTTCAGCAATTTTATGATGATTCACATATGCGGCTAAGACGGTTATAAAACCGGGGTGCCAATGATTTCTGGGCAGAAGTAAGCTATTAGCCTCTTTATTATGAAACGCCGCTGTATGTACGATGGCGTCTTTTAGTTCTAATCCCATTGACAAAGCCCTAAGTAATCACGTTTTCCACATCATATAACTTAGGACGGCTGTGAGCAAAGCTACTCTAGCATTAGAATTGCTTTTGAATAACGCATACATTAGATACGGAGCGCGCGCTCGTACCCCCGCCACGCCTGCCCGCTTTATGTAGTGGTTTTCATGCAGGTGCATGAGATACGCAAAAGCCCGCCATCACTGGCGGGCCTGAGCATTTGCGATCCTCTGCGGATCATGCGTTTTCATGCGGCATAGTCATGCACTAACGCCTCGCTCTGCTCGTTGTTCAACCCCGCCAGCGCAAAAAGCAAGTTTTAACGCTGACGACGTTCTTTTAATGCGGCCCGCCGCCTTATCTTTTGAGTTTTATCAGGCACGATTCAATTTGCGAAGACAGTAACCTTCAGGGTTGTTTTTCAAGCGGAACGGCTGAAAATAAGACAGAAAAATGCTGATTAGCCATTATATTATTGCTGGCAATATCAGCTATCAGACTGAGCGCGATTTCCCTGTCACGTTCCTTACAAATCCCTTCACTGGTCAATCTTGCGATTAACTCGACACGCTCAAGTATTACCCGCTTTTGTAAATCATTATCCATGCGCCCTCCCCCTCAGATTACTGTACAGATATACAGTAGCATAGCACCATCTCTTAGAAAAAGAAAAATCTTAATGACGGATATGCTTTTTATCCTCCTGATAATAAAGACCATTTACGTCCTTTGACCTACCAACCACTAACCCATCAAAACTTCCTGAGTTAGCTACCATTCGTCCACCTTTTATTAACCTTAGCCCATTATTGCGCGTTTTTTACTCGGGCTATATCGGCCAATTGGTTAACCCTGGCTAATAGGCTTCCCTTTTTGGATGATGTATTTGCACGCAATAACTCACCATATGCAGAGCTACGGAACATACGACCGGCAATTTTAGTTTCTGTACCACTGATCAAACGCACGGCGAGAGCGCGGCTAATAGTTTCACCACATAAATCCTGTACCTGGCTAATCACGTTATCGCACGCCGTCTCGATTTTGTCTGAACGCCTGAGATTCAGACGCTTTTTTTCAGGCTGCTGTTCCCGTATCCGCCTCAGAATCTGCCGCCGTCCCTTCCGGCTCATGCCGTTCAGGTCGATTTTTGGATAACTTTCCGAGGAATTCGAATCCTCAGATCTCGAACCTCCCGTACAGTTATTGACAGAACTCCAAGGGGACGCAGGCGCGTCCCTAAATTCAAAACCCAGGTCAACGGCGCGCTTCGGCACAATCTTCCACTGTGCCAGGCGGGTGAGGATCGGCGTGTCTTCGCCCACTTCCGTTGCATAAACGCCCTTGATGCGCACAGTTTCCTCACCGTATTCGTTCACGTCTTCGCTTGCCTGATACCAAGTGCGCACGGCCAGTTCGTCGCGGCGCACGAACGGGCCACCCTGCGCGTTAACGTATCCTGCCCAGTCTCCCGCGTCGGCGGCATCATGTGCGATCGCAAACTCAACGCTCAGGCCGTGCGCGGTTTCGCTGTCTGCCATACGGCGCAGCTCGCGGTATACCGTGACCGGCGCACCGCCTACAAACTGAAATTGCCGGATGTGCCAGCGAGCCGCCCAGGCAGAAACTGCGGTGGCAGTTTCTTTCAGCTCTTTACCGCTTTCATCATCCAGCTCACCGTCTAGAGCATACCCGTCGATGTTTTTAGAAATGTATTTCGCCACGTACCCGGTGGCACTGCCTTTTTCTGGATCGATCGCTTCAGCGTGGAAGCGAGCCTTACGAGCCTTTTCCGTGGTCAACTCGTCGGCGTCCTGCTGGTATGCGTAATCACGCATTACCTGACGCACCTGATCCACATCTTCCGGGCGCATAAACATCAGCATGTGCCAGTGCGGGGTGCCGTCGTGGTGCGGCTCGGCAACACGGATCCCGAAGATACGGATTTCCTCGCGGTGCAGCTTGGCGCGGATTTTCTGCCAGACATTGCAGAGGTAACGCTGCGTGTCTGCCGGGCTGGCGCCGTTCCATTTGCGGTTGCGATGACCGGTCTTTATTGTGGCGTGATAGCGAGCCGGTGCGGTCAGCGTGTAGAACTCGCCGATAAATCCCATCTCGTTGCAGATATTTTCAAATCCACGAATACGGGTCATCAGCTCGCAGCGACGAATGGCCGGGTTGGCTACGCTGCCGTCGTATTTTTCAATAAGGCTAATGCGGTTGCCTTCCTCGTCTTCCAGCTCCATGCCCTTGAGAAATTCACGGGTGCAGCGCTTCTGTTCGCGCCATTCAATAACGGTCATGGAACTGGCGTAAGGGGTGTGCTTTTTGCTGACATTAGCCAGGGCGATTTGCAGATGCTCTCGCCATGAGGCGGCAACACGGCGCAGACGGCCTTTCCACCACTTTTCAGTCTGCATACGCATAATGGCCGGGGTTACTTCCTCCGGGTTAAACAGGCGGGAAGTAACTTTTTCCCATAGCGGCGGCGTCTGGCCCATCTCGCGGGTTATAGTGGCGGCAGTCATATAAACGCGGTGGGTATATTTGTAGTCTGATTCGCCGCCGACCTGACCATGCGCCTGAACCAGCTCAGCCAGAATAAAATGAGCCACGTCTCCGGCTAGCAGATCAACATCAGCGCGGGCCATATCCGGCAGTCGGTTAAATCGACGCATCAACTCCCAAAGCGTACCGGCAGCGCTGGCAGCACCCTGTTGTTCTCCGGCATTACCGGCCAGCAGGGTAAAAGTTCCGGCAGACATTTCGCCCAGGCGATACCGCGCGTTAACTCTTTCAACGCGTGGCAATGTGCGCTCAACGAAAGTTTTCGTTAAATACACATTGGCACGGGCTGTACCCTGGGTTTTCTCCAGCTCGCTTGTGCGGCGTTTGACGTCCAGCTGTACCAGTACAGCCTGCTTATCCAGTAACTCCTGCGCACGCAACAGCGCCGCAATCATCTGATCGCGGCGGCGGATTTCTTCATAGGTAGGATAAGGGCTGGCGATGGCCTCCCGTGGAGCATTCCACGGGTAAGCGTATTCCTTCTGCATCAGAGGCCGCCCTGGTAATGTCGGCTTTTCAGCTCTGCGATTTCCTGACAGGTTACGCAGCGAGTAACGCCGTGAATGGCGCGGCGGCGTTTTTCCGGTATTGCGGCGTCACAGTCTTCGCAAAAAAATTCACTGGCGTGAACGGGGCGACAGGTCGCTTTATGAAGATGGCGCGCCAGCTCTTCCTGCACGCGCTCCTGTACGTGATCCATTGAGTCGCTCATCAGTGCAGCTCCTGTGATTCATTCTCAAAGCGGGTAGCTTCGCGGCGCAACAGTTCCGCTGCCTCTACTCCATTCATACCCTTCTGCAGGATGTGAATTGCCAGCGCTTCCATTCGGATTGAAACGGCAAAGGCACAGATTTTTCGCTCATCCTGGCGAGCTTCGTTAAATAGCTGGGACAAGCCAGCATCACCTGATCCAATTGTTGTGGGGCGGGTTTCAATATTTCGCATTTCTCTTTCTCCATATTTCGGGCAAAAGAATGCCCGGCGGGTTTACGCCTTTAATTAACTCAGGGTTATTTATTCAGGAATAAAACAGTCTGCTGTTGAAAACTGGCGTGGCAATATCCGTCCCCAGCGTGCAATCTTATTCATTGCGATAATGATTTTTTCACGGCGGTGCTCGTCGAAATACTCAAACGGCTTGCCAATTTCATCGGCTTTGAAAGTGCCGGGCGCTTCGCGGTTCGCCAGCGTCAGCACGCAAAACTTAAAGTCTTCGTTCTGCCGGTTGAAATAGTTCAGCGCGGGGTTGCTGTTTGCCTTAAGTAGCTGTCGCCACGTTTTCCGAAACTCATCAAACGTCATTGCTTCGACTTTATCCGCTCGGGCATGTACCAGACGAATTTCGGTAAAACGTGCCGGTGCGGTTTTTTCTTTTACAGCGAGTGCAAGATTATTCATACCAACCACCCATAAAACTTTTGAGGCGACCAATCATGCCTGGGCGCTTCGTTGATAATGCGCGCAGCAACTGCTGCTGATTGTTGCTGGGGTGCCAGCGTGTGCCGTCATTCCCCATAATCCAGCCATGACCGTAAGACGGTGACTGGCTCTTCCGCTTAAGGAGCGGTGCAATTGAAAACGGCATTATTCCCTCAACTCAGACCAATCGTTGCGCCAATTCCGCTGATAGCATCAACAGTGGAGGCCATTGCAGGATTTGACTGAATGCGCGCCTGAACAGCCAGCGCAGCTAATGTCAGACAGCGAATGCCGTTATTGACGTTCTGCAACAGGCCGCGCTTGCAACTATGGGTCAGTTGAACGCCAGGCAGAGCGCCTGCTGCAAGCTGACCAATTTCGGCGGTCGCTTTCATTACATAGTGCGGCAATTTTTCCTTGGCCATCTCGTTGACCGGAACACAGGGCAGGCATTGCAGCTGCGCCAGTGCGCCGTCAATTAGCATCGGGTCTTCTGTCAGATCCGTCAGGGCTAGCATCTCAGCGACAGTAAGCTGATGAACCTGTTCCGGGTTGAGCTTGTTGCGCAGTGTCTGCACTCGCATGCCTGCATTTTCGGCCAGCTCGGTCATGTTGTGAGTTAGCGCAAAACGGCGGCAAGCATCGTCAAAGTGTTTGTGGGTGGTAGTCTGAAAATCAAACATATTCTTATCTTCCCCATTCACTTATTGTGAACTAAGCCCCGATAATGAGTTGAAACCGAGAATGACCCAACGCTTTACGCATTTGCTCTTCTTTCCAGCGCGCGTAGTAGATACGAATCGGACCACCGGCTTTTCTGCAGCCTTTTCTGATAACACGCTGCTCGATTGGTACGCATGGGTTGTCGCCAGTTGTCCAGCGATACGCGGTACGCTCAGAAACACCCTCTAACTCTGCGAACTGCTGGAGGGTAACGATAGGTGCGGGGATTTTGATGATTGCGATTTCAGAAGCCATATTGCATGATCCCTAAATTGATAACATTCAGACAATGAGTGCATAGTTTTTGCCAACGTTTGCCACTCACTGCCACCGTCCATAGCGATACTAATATTAATTTTAGTATTGCGCAACATAGGAATGCTAATTTTAATGATTGAAACCAATTTTAATAACGAGGCGTTACTAAATAGAATCTGCGAGGTTTATGGATTTACTCAGAAAATCCAACTCGCTAATCACTTCAAAATCGCAGCCAGTTCCTTACAGAACCGCTATACGCGGGGCAACATGTCGTACGATTTTGCTGTGCATTGCGCACTTGAAACTGGTGTAAGCCTTAAATGGCTGATGACTGGTGAGGGAGAGAAAAACCTGTCTGCTAATAAACCTCAACACTCAACGGAGCTTCCTTTGTTCGAATTAAGTGAAGGGGAACTAACCAATATTGGTAATCTTTCGTTTGACCAGCAGCTTTTCACTAAGCAGCCGAAAAAGGGTGCCTCTGTGAAAAGCGATAACTGCACCTATGTAATCGAGCAGGAATCCTCTTTGTCTGATGGCCTTTGGTTAGTAGATATTGAAGGCGCATTGAGCCTTAGGGAAATAACCGTATTGCCCGGTAAAAAATTACATGTAGCCGGAGGTAAAGTGCCGTTTGAGTGCGGAATTGATGACATCAAAATGATTGGTCGTGTGGTGGGTGTATACAGCGAGGTTAATTGATGACTGTCCGTAAAAATCCTGCTGGCGGCTGGATTTGCGAGCTCTATCCAAACGGTGCTAAGGGTAAGAGGATCAGGAAAAAATTTGCAACGAAGGGCGAAGCACTGGCCTTTGAGCAGTACACCGTTCAAAACCCGTGGCAGGAAGAAAAGGAAGACAGGCGCACGTTAAAAGAGCTGGTTGATTCATGGTATAGCGCTCATGGCATTACACTGAAAGACGGACTGAAACGCCAGTTAGCCATGCACCATGCTTTTGAGTGTATGGGCGAACCACTCGTACGCGATTTCGATGCGCAGATGTTTTCCCGCTACCGAGAAAAACGGTTAAAAGGTGAGTATGCCCGTTCAAACAGAGTGAAAGAGGTATCGCCTCGCACGCTTAATCTTGAGCTGGCCTACTTCCGGGCAGTATTCAATGAGCTAAACCGCCTCGGAGAATGGAAGGGTGAAAACCCACTGAAAAATATGCGTCCATTCCGCACAGAAGAAATGGAAATGGCCTGGCTAACTCACGACCAGATTTCGCTACTGCTCGGAGAGTGCAAACGGCATGACCACGCTGACTTAGAAACTGTGGTAAGAATTTGCCTCGCCACTGGCGCACGGTGGTCAGAGGCCGAGAGCCTGAGAAAAAGTCAGCTCGCGAAATACAAAATCACATACACCAACACGAAAGGCAGAAAAAACCGCACCGTTCCAATCAGTAAAGAGCTCTACGAGTCTCTGCTTGATGACAAAAAAGGCCGGTTATTTAGTGATTGTTATGGCGCGTTCCGGTCTGCTTTGGAAAGAACAGGCATCGAGCTACCGGCAGGACAACTTACCCACGTTTTGCGCCATACCTTCGCCAGCCACTTTATGATGAATGGTGGTAATATTCTGGTCTTGCAGCGTGTACTCGGCCATACCGACATCAAAATGACGATGCGATACGCACATTTCGCACCAGACCATCTGGAGGATGCAGTAAGGCTAAACCCACTGAACAACAACAGAGATTAGCCCCATTAAGTCATTTGCCGAGCATCTCTCTTAAATCTTGAGCCCAATGCGTATCGTCAGATTGGATCGTTCCTTCAACATCAGTAAGCAGTTTTTGCTCAAGAATTGTCTCGGCATTTCGACTCTGGCTAAAGTATCTTACCGTTTCGGCAAAGTCCCAATTCTCATCTGCAAGCAGGCGCGGCTGGAAAGAATGACAGTAGATTGCAGCTATATCTTTACCCATAAAGTCAAAATCAGAAATCAATTCGCAAATTTTCATATCACGTGCAAATTCGATCTGTGGGCCATGCAAGGTTTCATATCCAATATGAATTATTGTTGATTCTCCAATCGGAGCCTGCTTTACAGCCTGAACAAGTACCCTTTTTATATCTTTTGCCTTTTTATCGACAGACTCATCAGCGAGACAAATCCATTTTGCGCAGAAAGGCATTTCTATCTCATCAATGAATACGTTTATTGTACTAAGTTCATCATTGCTAAAAGTGCATAACTTTGCGTTGCAAACCATTGTATAACTTCCAAACGGGTCATACTGGTCATCTAATAAAGAATTTAATTGAGGAGAAGGATATTTCACATGCCACTTTCTTAAGTGGTTATCCACCCGTTCCATATCAATTAAGTTAGCCTGAACCAAAATATCATCGCTCTCACATACTGCAACCTTACCTTTCACAAGATGATCAGAGCCGTAAATTTTTGCTACAGCACCGAGAAGCACATCGATACGCGTTTTGACTATTTCAGTTTTGAAAATCACATCAAAAAAAACTGGCTTATGGTATCGAGTAATCAATGGTCGAGCCATTTCCCACCGCTTCAACCACTCCGCCCTTTCTTCTTCTGAGTACTGAGTCACCTTTGCTAATCGCTTGCACTCAACATAAAAAATATCATTGCCTTTAACAACTTTGAGGTCTGGTGTTTTATGAGCACCTGTTTCTGGAATGAACTCAACTTCCCAGCCATTTTTCAAATAGCAGATAGCCACAATCAACTCAAACAAAATGGAATCAGGCTGGTTGATTGTCTTAACAAGCAAGTCATTTAATTTGGATTCAATACCTTTGACCTGCTTCAACTTTTCGCTATGTTCACCGATTACTGCGAAAAAATGCCAAATTCTTGACGACTGAGCTGGCTCATCTACTGTTGGGCGATCAGCCAAAGATTCAGCTAAGTACAAATACCATGCAATCCAGTCATCATAGAATGCCAGGCGTGCATCTTTCTCATGGAAAGAAACGTCAGATTTTCCTGTGAAAAGGCGCTCCGACATTTCGCGGAAGTAAGCCAAAACCGCCCCACGACGCTCAACCCATTTATCTTCACCCATTACATCAATAAACCAACGGTATGCTGTTTTTATCTCTTTGACTAATGGTGCATCATGTCTATGATTGAAGCGTTCAAAAAATGCAGCATACTCATCTTCAACACACTGATTTTTGGTATTTTTTTCACCCATCGTGATTCCACCTAGCTTATGCGGTTTATGCATTCAAGATTAACTAACTTGCATATTATCATTTTTGATATCAGGCAAGTGTTAGTCACGCTATAAAGGCTAGGTTGCCGCTTAAAGGCAATATGATAAGTGGCGATAAAGTGGCGGTAGAAATGGCTGATAATGTCTAATCACTGGCAAACGCTGGCAATTTATGTCAATGATAAATAACGCAAACTATTGATTTTCGGTTGTTCAGGTAGGAACTCATAATCGCTTGGTCGTTGGTTCAAACCCAACAGGGGCCACCAAATTTTAGCTGTTAAATCAGCGCGTTAAAGCCACCTTCGAGGTGGTTTTTTCTTTTCGTACTGCCCAGTGACCCTTTTTTGCCCCAGTGTTGCGTAAGTTTTCCGATAGCAGCCTGAAATACTCCCGTTCTTCGTGATTTTCTCGGCTGGCTAACAATATTTTCGCTTCGCAACAGATTTCAGTTTCACCAGCACGTGAAAGCCGCGCCGCGCCACGCCTGCCATCCTTTCAGATCGTCCGGCGGCCTCACACAATTCAGCTCCAAGTAAAATTAACTTTCCCATATAAATCATTAAATTAATTTCCCAGCAGTCCAA